TACTACGGACGGATGGGCATCTACGAGGTCATGCTGATCTCGCCGGCGCTGCGGCGGATGATGACGCGCGATGCGGACGACCGCGCGATCCGCGAACAGGCGTTCAAGGACGGCATGAAGCCGCTGCGCGTCTCGGGCGCGATGAAGATCGCCGCGGGCCTGACCACTGCCGACGAAGTGATGAAGGTCGCGCCGCTGGCGTAGTTAGCCCAGGTCAGCAGGGGTACAAACGAGCCGTGACAACAGGGGTACACAGGGGTACACATGGACGGAATTAGGGGTACACTCGTTCTGCTGGGGAACAAAGGAGTGTTACATGAGTGTACCCCTAAGTGTACCCCTGTGTACCTCAAAGACTTTGGTCCATGTACCCCTGCTGATCAGCAGTGCTCCCCTGTGTACCTCTCAGTTTTACTGCCAGGTAGAGGAGTTGTGATACAACCGTTGCTGTTACACCTCCTCCTCCTTAGGTGCTCATCTTCCTCCTCTTCCTCCTCTTCCTCCTCTTCCTCCTCCCTATGGTCTCATTCCTCCTGAACCTCCTCGTAGGTCCTCGCCTGTCACGGGCGGCTCGTACAGACCAGTCACCGGGTGACATCGGTCAAGGTGGCACAGATGAGGGGCTCTGGGGGAGGGTGGTGGTCTAGCGGGTACACGGCTTCTCAAGCGTCTGAGGGACGGGGGGCCTACCTGGGCTGACCACACCCGCGCGATAGGCCGTCACAGGGCAACCTCGCACTCCCTCGTGACACCTCATAGCGTGGGCGGCGCGGTGCGGCGTACAGGGGTGGTCGGTTCCCTCGCTTTTCATCCGATTCTGGGAGGGGGTAGCCTACGGCTCAGGTCGCTCCCAGGGATGGTCCTTCTAGTCCAGAACGGTCGGGGTCTAGTCCCGGCTCAGTTTCAGCACTTTTTGCTGACGAATCCCTAGAAGGAAAAAGTGACCAGAAACGATGCAGCCGAGGTCATCTATGGACGTCAAGTGTGGATTCTTGAACGATCACTCCCGGATACGTCCATCAAGTGACTCAAACTCCCTCCCAGATGGACTGAAGTGACTTTGAACGTCCAGAACTCGCTCCGAGCCGGCTCGTATCGGATCAGAATCGCGGAAGTTCACGCGCGGACGATGCGAAACCTAGCGCGCTGGACTGATAGAAGGCTAGAATGAGAGAAGGACCAATCCTGGAACTCCTGAATCTGGGATGCCGTCTGTGACATCGCGGATTTCGCGCTGGATCACGAAAACGACGCTCCCCGGAGGGAGCGCCGCCTCTGTTCGTCAGTAGGGCTCGCAGTAGACGATCACGTGGTCGCCAGCGCCGACGATCTGGACCATGTCCTCCTCGGGGCAGTCGATGGTCTGGCCGTCGGGAGCGCCGGACAGGAGGCCGAGGAGCCATCCCACGACGATGAAGCCGGCGACGAGGGTGAAGATGGCGAGCCAGTTCGGCTTGAACGTGGTGGTCGTGTGCATCAGAGGAACCGTCCTTCAGCGAGTGTGAGCAGGGAGGGAGCCCAGGCGGAGTCCCCCAGGAGTGCGGTGATCTGGTCGTCCAACTCGTACCAGCGACGGTCGGTGTGGTCCCTCCACTGCGTGAAGAGCTCGTAGATGACTGCGCTCTTCCAGGAGGCGACCATCGCGACCAGGTCGAAGTCCTCCATCTGGTCCAGCGGCCCGCTGTCCTCGGCTCGGTCGTTGGTCTCGAGGATGATGTCCTTGAGCGAGTCCGGGCTGATGTTCCGGCTCACGTGCATGAAGATGTACTTGTAGGAGCGATAGACTCCTCGCCCCTTGATCTGCACCGCGACGGTGCCCTCTTCTTCCTCCATGTCATGCTCCTCCTCTTCCTCCTCCTCCACGTGCGTGCTGCACGCGAGATGGCCCCGGCCCGACCCCCTCGTGAGGAGCCCGGCCGGGACCACCCTGCGTCAGAACGTGATGCGGAGGTACTGACCCTGCGGACCGCGGACCGTGGAGGGCACGATGGCCTCGGCCCACTCCTTGACCTGCTTCTGGGTGGACCGGACGTCCGCGTTGGACCGGTTGATGTACACCGAGCCCCCGCCGAGGAGGCCGATGGCCTTGCCCCACTTGACGTCGGCGGGCTGGAGCTCCTTGACGGTGGCCCGCCCGATGAGGGTGAGCACCGCCTCGAGGCGCTCGTGGGCGGTGGCCTTGGTCGTGGCCGTGACGGCGGTGTCGACCTTGACGGCGTCGACCATCTGGGTGGACTGCGCGACCGTCTCGGTCTGCGCCTTGCGAGTGCGAGTTGCCATGATGAGCTCCCTTGCTGGGGCCTTCCCTGCCCGCCTTGGGCATAGCCCAACCCTACCCCGTGGGTAGGGCAGAAACAAGCCCTGAAGCCCATTCCCAGAAGCGGGTTTTGCGGATGTCAACGACGACTCGGTGCGGAGGGAAATCCGCGATATCGCCGAGGGAGGGACATCGCGGAAGTCCGGAGCACAGAACGAACGACGCGGCCGGACTGATAGAAGGCCCGACTGATAGAAGGCCCAGTCTGCGAAATCTCTGTTCCCTCGCTTTACTCGCCCTTTACCTCCTTTGCCGTCCCTTTGCCTTTGCCCTCCCTTGGTCCGCCCTTTGCTCCCCCTTTACCTATGACATCCGCGATTTCGCTCGGCGTCACCCGGACCAGGGACGGACCAGGGACGGACTGTACGGACGCTGAGGACGAGGAGGGAGAGGGACCTTGACTCCCCATAGTGGACGGACCAGGGATGGACGCAAACGAGGACCAAACTGATGCGCGTACAGGGTTGCGCCTACCCGCGCGGGTAGGGCATACTAGGGGTACGGCAGCAAGCCGCCCACAACAAAGGAGCCTCTCATGGCCAGCACCCGCACCGCCCGCCCCACCGCCCCCGCCGCGCCCCTGCCGGTGCGCACCCCGGGCGCCACCGCCCACACCGCCCCCGCGCCCACCGTGGTGGCCGCACCGCAGGGCACCACGGCCACCACGGTGGCCGGTACCCCGCAGGGGCAGGTGCCCCACCTGGCCATGCTGGCCACGCTGCCCGTGCCGGTGGCGCTGGCCGCGCCCACCGCCGCGTGGCCGGGCTGGGGCAAGGGCGTGCGGGTGCAGGGCACCGGGTGGGCCGGTACCGCCTATGCCAACCGTGGCAACGTGGACCTGCGGTGCACGGTGGCCGTGGCCGCCAGCCTGGCGGCGCAGGTGCCCGGTGCCACGGTGCGCGGCAACGGCACGTACGTGCGGCTGCCCGTAACGGCCACGGGCACGCCCCAGGCGTAGCACCTGCACCGCACAGCGGTTGCGTGCCCCAAAGGGCGCAACCGCTGTGCGGCTACGCGGCTGACCAACGTGGACGGAGCCACGGTTTCCACCAGCCGAAATCCCCGATTGTCATCCCCCGTCAAATTTTCACCCCGAGTTTCTCCCACACCACCAACTCTTCCTCACGTGTACGATGGGGCCCATCTCACAGAGGGAGGACCCCAAGATGGAGACTCTGCCGGAGTGCAAGAAGTGCGGACAGGTCCACAGGAACCCGTCCGGTGGGCCAGCGTGCAAGGCTCACAACGCGAGGACTCTCAGGCCCTGCTGTGCGTACCCGGTCCCAGGCGGCTCGGTGTGCATCCATCACGGTGGGAGGACGCAGGCGACCGGCGCGGCCGTCACGCGCTACCGGAACGAGCAGGTCGCAGAGCACGCCGCGAACATGCTCGGACTCGTCGACTACGACATCACACCGACTGAGGCGCTGCTCCAGGAAGTCAGGGAAGCGGCGGCGAACACGGCGTTCATGCGAGCCCGCGTTCAGAGCCTGGTCGGCGAGAAGAACCTCGACGACCCGCTCCACCCTCTCATCTGGGGGCAGACGAGCGAGAAGACCGTCGCGGCGTCTCAGTTCCCGGGCACCGACGAGGAGTTCGCAGCCCAGGTCAACGGCTGGTACTCGCTCTACCTCCAGGAACGCGACCGGATGGTCCGCGCGGCTCAGATGGCTCTGCGGGCCGGGGTCGAGGAGCGCCGCGTCCGGCTCGCCGAGATGGGCGCCGACGTGATCGTGGGCCGCATCAGGCAGATCCTGAACGCGCTGAGCCTCACCCCGGCTCAACTCCTCCAGGCCGACGAGGTCGTGCCGCTGCAGATCGCCGCGCTGGCGCAGGACCTCGAGATGTCGGAGCGCGCACGATGAGTGGCGACACGGAGTACCTGCGAACCCTGATCGAGGGGCACGACAGCGGGGCGTGGACGGCGGAGCAGGTCATCGAGCGTCTCCGCGAGACCATCGACCCCGAGCGGATCGGCCATGCCCGCCCGTGGTCGGAGTTGCAGTCCTCGGGACTCCTCTGGTATCTGAACCAGCGCGCCCTCTGGCCGCGGGGATACGCGCTCGCGGTCGTCGTCGACAAGGACGAGGGCACCGTCTTCGGGTGGGACCTCGTCGGTGACGGTACCGAGCCGATCCACGGCGAGACCCCTGGGGCCGAGGGTCTCGCCAGGGTCGACAGACTGCTGAAGGAGCGTGCGCGATGACTCAGCAGGACCGCTACCCCCCACTCACGCCCCGACACGCGCGAGGCGTCTGCGGACGGACGCACTTTCGCTGGCCGTGGTGGTGCTCGCGGCGGCCCTCCCACACCGGCCCGTGCGCGCTCTACTGGAAGCCCTGGAGGTCCCGATGAGCTCTCCCCTCGCTGACGCGCTGCGATCGGCCGCGAAGTCGTGGAACCAGGACCGCCGCATCCGCTGGGAGACCCCGGGTGAGCTCGCCAGCACCGTCAGCCCGAAGACGGTCAAGACGCCGGCTCTGGATCTGGTCGACCAGGCCCTCGTCAAGGTGCGCGACACACCGGACAGCCGCCTGATCATCACGATGGCCCCGCAGGAGGGGAAGAGCGTCCGCGTCGCCGGCGACTTCCCGGCGTGGTGGCTCGCCCAGCGGCCCGACGACCGCATCGTCTGCGCGTCCTACGGGTCCAGCCTTGCGGCGCGCAACGGTCGGTCCATCCGTCGGCGCATCACCGACTTCGACCTCGGGATTCAGCTCGCCCAGGACAACGGGGCGGTCCACGACTGGACGCTCCAGGGGCACCAGGGTGGAGTCCTCTCCGTCGGTGTCGGGTCCGGCCTGACCGGTCGACCCGCCGACCTCCTGATCATCGACGACCCCATCAAGGACCGGTCCGAGGCCGACTCTGAGGTGTTCCGCGAGGGGAACTGGTCCTGGTGGACGGACACCGCGCTCGCCCGTCTGGCCCCTGGCGCGCCCGTCGTCATCATCCTGACCCGCTGGCACTACGACGACCTCGCGGGGCGGCTCCTGAAGCGCCACGGCGAGGAGGGGATGGACGACGCGGACACCGCGCCGGGTGAGGACCTCTACGACACGTACGACCCCGACAAGCCGCTGCGGCCGGGAGTCTGGACGCTCCTGAACATCAAGGCGCGCGCCGAGGACGAGAACGACGTCCTGGGTCGCCAGCCCGGCGAGTACATGGTCAGCGCCCGAAAGCGCACCGAGGACCAGTGGAAGGCTCGCGAGCGTGCCGCTGGTCCCAACACCTGGGCGTCTCTCTACCAGGGCGAGCCGACCGCGAACAACGGCGACATGTTCCCGAAGGAGTGGGCGCGGTACGCGAGCCCGCTGCACCTCGAACTCCCGAACGGCACCTGCATCGTGCCCGGTGCCAGCGAGCTCATCCAGTCCTGGGACATGACGTTCAAGGACACGAAGGCCAGCGACTTCGTGGTGGGCCAGGTCTGGATGCGCTCGGGGCATGACATGTTCCTGCTCGACATGATTCGGAAGCGCATGGGGTTCAACGAGACGAAGCAGGCCGTGAAGGACCTCAGCGCGAAGTGGCCGCAGAGCATCGCGAAGTACGTGGAGGACAAGGCGAACGGCCCCGCCGTCATCAACGCCCTCGACCGCGAAGTGCCGGGCCTGATCCCTGTGGAGCCGGAGGGGAGCAAGTCCGCCCGCGCCGCCGCGATCAGCCCGCTGGCGCACTCGGGGAACATCGTCCTGCCCACGGCGGAGGTCATGCCCAACGTGGTGCGACTCACCCTCGAGTGCGAGCAGTTCCCCAGCGGCTCGCACGACGACACCGTTGACGCGCTCAGCCAGGCCGCGAACCGGATGCTGCTGCACCCGCTGATCGACCTGGACAAGGAGTACCAGACGGTCGACGACATCATCGGCCTGGGCGGCGACGATCCTCGCGCTATCCTTGGCGGGTACTGACCAACCGAAGGGGCCTACCGATGATCATCCCCGACTACTACGAGTGCAGTCCGGACGAGCAGGAAGCGGTGATGAAGGTCATCGAGCGCCACGGCCTGGACGCCGACCGCATCGTCGCGAAGAACCTCGTCATCGGCCCTGACGTGCTGTCGGGGTACACCTTCGACCTGGACGAGCGCGGGGAGCGCATCTACGAGGAGGTCAACGGCGTCGCCGGCTTCAAGAAGACGGCCTTCTCCGTCCCGTTCCAGGAGGAGAACTGATGGCCCGGCTCAAGACCCAACTCGCCGAGGCGAACGACCGCGCCGCCCGGCTCGAGAACTCTCTGGAGTACCTCCAGGAGAACATGGGGCGTCTGGAGCTCGCTCTGGACAACGTGGGCTGGCAGACCCTCATCTCGAACGGGATGACCGAGTTCAGCCGCGACGGTCTGCGGAACGCCGCGCTGGCCGCCCGTGTCATGGCCGTCGCGAACCCGCTGATCAAGCGCGGTCTCGGCGTGCGCTGCGGGTACATCTTCGGCGAGGGCTACGAGATCAAGTCGGACAACGACAAGGTCAACGAGGTCCTCCAGCGCATGGTCATGGACGAGGGCAACCAGCGCGCTGTCTTCGGTGAGATGGCGACCGAGGAGAACGAGCGCACGCTGGGCACGGACGGCAACCTGACGTTCGCCTTCTTCCCGAACCCGCGCACCGGCCACGTCCGCATCCGGACCGTGTCGTTCGACGAGATCAGCGACGTGATCTGCAACCCCGACGACAAGGACGACCCCTGGTTCTACCTCCGGGAGTACGACAAGACGACGTACAAGGACGGCGTCCCCCTCACCAAGCGCGTCAAGGAGTACCACCCGGCACTGAACCACCGGCCTGCGCGCCGGGCGCGGAGCATCGGCGACGACAAGGTGAACTGGGACGTCCCGTTCCTGCACATCAAGGTGAACGCGCTGGACGGCTGGAAGTTCGGCATCGGCGACGCGTACGCGGCCCTGCCCTGGGCGCGGACGTACCGGGACTTCCTCGCCGACTGGGCGGTGCTCGTCAAGGCGCTCAGTCAGTTCGCGTTCAAGGTCAGCGGCGGCAGCGCGGGCCACGCCGATCAGCTCCGACAGGCGATCGCCAGGGCCACGAGGGACGGCGTGCCGGTGGGCTCCACGGCGACGCTTGACGCGGGCACCACGATGGAGGCCATCCCCAAGACCGGCGCGACCATCGACAGCGAGAGCGGCAAGCCCATCGCCGCGATGGTCGCCGCCGCGCTCGGCATCCCCGTCACGGTGCTGCTCGGCGACCCCGGCCAGACCGGGGCGCGCGCCGTCGCGGAGACCCTGGACACGCCCACGGTCAACGAGATGCAGCGACGCCGGCGAGTCTGGGACTACGCCTTCCGGCAGATGTCCCTGTACGCGCTCCGGTGGGCCGTCATCGCACCGCAGGGCACCCTCAGCGGCGTGGTCACGCGCGACACCTGGACGGACGAGGAGGTCATCACCCTGCGGGGCAAGGCCTCCACCAGCATCGAGATCATCTGGCCGAGCCTGGCCGACACGTCCACGGCGGCGGCCATCCAGGCGATCGTGAACGCGGACGGCACCGGCAAGATGCCCCCGCTGGTCACGCTGCGCCTCATGCTCGAGGCGCTTAAGGTCCCCAACGTCGACGACCTCCTGAAGGAGTTCGGCGACCTGTTCAAGGACTGGGACCCGATGGCCCCACCGGTCCCCCCGACCGGGTCGGTCGGGGACAAGGACAACACCTTCCGCGACGGGAAGAACGACGGCTCCGACGCAGAGAAGACCCCGGCTCAGCGCCAGGGCGACCAGTGATGCTGTACCCTGACGCACAGAAGGAGATGAACTGATGACAACGATCACCGAGTCGCGCACGTTCGTGGAGGCTGCCAAGCCATCCACGGGGACGGGAATGCTCGACATCGTGTTCATCAACGAGGGCTGGGGCTCGAGCGGCTTCTACGGGAGCGACATGCTCCAGGAGGCCGCGAACGACAAGGTCTTCCCCGCTGGCACTCAGATGTTCATCAACCACCCGACCGCCACGGAGGCCGAGGAGCGCCCGGTGCGCGACCTCTCGTACCTGGCCGCGGTCCTCACGGAGGACGCCACGTACGACGAGGCCGTTAAGGGCCTCCGTGGCCCCGTCAAGACCTTCCCCGCGTGGCGCGAGAGCCTGGCGGAGATGGCCCCGTACATCGGGGTCAGCATCCGGGCCGCTGCCGACGTCGAGGAGGGCGAGCAGGACGGCCGCACGGGGGTCATCGTCAAGAAGATCACCGAGGGCCTCAGCGTCGACTTCGTGACGAAGGCCGGGCGCGGCGGCAAGATCGTCGAGGTCCTCGAGAGCGCGATCGACAAGGGCCTCCACAACGCGACGCCCCCGATCCAGGTCGAGGAGGCGCTCCAGTCCGACGTGCGCGAGGCCGTCGACAAGATGGTCCGGAAGGCGTACGGCAAGCCGTACGAGGAGGGCGTCGGCGGCGTCTACGTGTGGCTCCGTGACTACGACCCCGACGCGAACGTGGCATACTTCACCGTCGAGGACAAGGACTACAAGACCTACCAGCAGTCCTTCGACGAGGCCTTCAACCTCACTGGTGACAGGACGGAAGTCCGGGCCACCACCATCTACGTCCCGGTCGCTGCACCGAGCGGGTCGCCCACAACCAGCACCGAGTCCGCCCAGGAGGACAAGATGACCACGCTCGAGGAGGCAGAGGCCAAGGTGACGACGCTCTCGCAGGAGAACGCCGCGCTGGCCGCCCGCGCCGAGGCGGCGGAGCAGGCTCTGGCCCGCACCGCCCACATCAGCAACGCGACCGACATCGTGGCCGAGGCGTTCCGCGCCCTCGACGTCACGGCCCCCAAGACCGTCGCCTCCCTGGCGACGCAGTTCACGCTCAACGAGGCCGGCGAGGTCGACGTGGAGGCCCTGAAGACGCTCGCGTCGGAGGCCGCCGCCGAGATCGCCGAGGCGCGCGGGGCGGGTCAGGTGCGCGGCTTCGGCCACGACACCTCGGCCACCGGTGAGGACATCAGCGAGTCGGACCTGGACGCGGGCCTCGCCCGGCTGTCGGGCCGCCAGATCGTGAAGGGAGCCTGACATGGCGCTGAACGAGATCTTCCGCAACGCCAACCACCTCGGCCTGCCGGTCAACGCGGCGGTGAAGTCGGGCGACGTGGTCGTGCTCGGCGCCCTCGCCGGCGTCGCGCAGACCGACTACTCGGCGCGCGACGGCAAGGCCACCATCTGGTTCGACGGGGCGCACGAGATCCCCGTCGCCAACGCGACCTTCACGGTCGGCCAGCCGATCTACGCCCACGCGGTCGGCGGTGGCGCGCCGGTCGACGGCACGAAGGCCGGGCTGATCGACGGCACCTCCACCACGGGCGTGCTCGTCGGCCACTCGATCGAAGCCAAGACCACGACCGGTGGCACCGGCACCCTCCGCGTTCGTCTCGCGGCCTGACAGGAGAGCGGACATGCACACGAACAAGCAGATCCTGGAGGCCCGCGAGCTCTTCCAGGGAGCCATGAACGGCAACCTCCGTGCCCGCGCGCAGGTCATGGAGTCGCTGACCACCAGCGACTTCCCGATCCTGCTCGGTGCGGCCTACGGGCGGGAGCTCCAGCAGGAGTACGGCGCGATCGAGCCGGTCTGGCAGCGCTTCGCCAAGCGCAGCACGGTCCCGGACTTCCGCGACCGCACCCTCGTCGACATCATGGGCGGCCGTGGGGCGCTCGAGAAGGTCCGCGAGGCCAGCGAGTACCCGGCCCGCAAGGCGTCCGAGTCGAAGCGGTCGTTCAGCCTCGACAAGTACGGCGCGCGGTTCCCGCTCACGTGGGAGATGGTCAAGAACGACGACCTGGGCGCGTTCCGGGACTTCCCCCAGCGCCTCGCCATCGCCGCGCGGGAGACGGAGGAGCGCGTCGCGCTCGCCCCGTTCTTCAACACGGCGGGCACCGGCCTCTCGTCCTTCCTCACGCCCCGCGTGAACTCGGGCAAGGACCTGAACCGGGCCAACCTCAACGCGGCGTTCCTGGACATCTCGCAGCGCAAGGACCCCGACGGCCGTCCGGTCATCGTGACCCAGCCGATCCTGCTCGTCCCCACCGCGCTCGCGCAGGTGGCGGCGGACATCGTCAGCGTCACGAAGAACATCAACCCGACCACGGGTGACGAGCGGGCCGGGAACGGCCTGGTCTACACGCCCGAGATCGTGGTCGACCCGTGGCTCGACATCGTCGGTGCGGGCTACTCGTCCAACGCGAAGACCTGGTACCTCCTGCCCACCCCGAACACCCCGGTGAAGCCCGCGCTCACCGTGGCGTTCCTGGCCGGCGAGGAGACGCCGGAGCTCCGGGTCAAGAACGACCAGGGCACCGCCATCGGCGGCGGCTCGATCAGCCCGGAGCAGGGGTCGTTCGACGACGACACCATCCAGTACCGGGTGCGTCACGCCATCGGCGGTGCCGGTCTGTACGACGACGCCGTGTACGTGGGCGTCGGCTCCTGACCCACCCGAGACGGGAGGCGCACCGCAGGGTGCGCCTCCCGTTTCCGGACGTTCTCTGATTGGAGCCTCCCGTGCCTCTCGGTGTCCTGGTCCCGTCCTACAACACGAAGCGCGTCTACGCCACCTGGGTTCGCCAGGCCGGGAGCGAGATGCGACCCGGCACGTACAAGGTCTCCGTCCCCGTACGTGTCACGAACGCCACCGACGACGTGATCATCCCGGCCGGGGCCTTCGTCACAGGCGCCCTGAACACCACCCCGGGCCTGCCGTCGCTCGACATCCAGGCACCCTGCACCAACGACCCGGACAACTTCCCGGTCGGGGGCTGGCAACTCCAGATCGAGGTCATCTTCCCCGACGCCCCTCGGGAGCTCTACAACCTGGACGTCGACATCGACGGCGGGGAGATCAACCTCCGCGCCGTGGTGCTGGTCCAGACGTTCCCCGTCCCGCAGCCGATGCTTCTCCGCGGCGAGCCGGGCGGCGTGGCGGCCCTCGACATGGACGGCGACGTCGTCGACGCGGAGGGCGAGAAGGTCATCGCAGGTCCGGGCGGCGGCGCGTCGACTGTCGAGGAGCTCACGGACGCTTCGGACGTGGGCAAGCAGGTCGTGCAGGCGGAGACCGGGGGTGACATCCGCAGCCTCATCGGGGCTGCGCCCACGACCGCCGCGTCGGCCACCGCTGCCGGGCTGGTCGAACTCGCCACCACGGGCGAGGCGACGGCGGGCACCGACACCGTGCGTGCGGTGACCCCTGCGGGCCTGGGAGCGGCTCTGACTGCTGCCGCCCCGGTGGCGGCCACTACGACCTCCTCAGGTCTGGTGGAACTTGCCACGGTGACGGAGGCGACCGTCGGCACCGACACGGCGCGCGCGGTGACGCCCGCTGGCGTGGCCGCTGTGGTCGCCGCTGCCGCCGCGCCCGCCTCCACCACCGCCGTCTCGGGGCTGGTCGAACTCGCCACCACGGCGGAGGCCACGGCGGGGACGGACACGACGCGCGCGGTCACCCCCGCTGGGCTGGCCGCTGGGCTGGCTGCGCTGGTCGCGGCGGCTCCGGGCACCCTCAACACGCTCGACGAACTCGCGGCGGCCCTGGGGGACGACCCGAACTTCGCGACCACGCTGGCCTCGGCGCTTGCCACGAAGGCCGTCATCGGGCTCAGCCCGCCTGTGATCTACGCGGACTCTCCGACGACCTGCCCGAACCGGTCCACCTGGATCGCCGCGAACTGCCCTTCCTACACCGGGCCGGTCGTGTGGAACACCGCGCTCTACCTCGACCACCCGGGGCCGTCGACGGCCCTCGACGGGGACGAGCTCGTCGACCGCATCGAGGAGGCCTGACGTGTCCCCGCTCCGCACGCGCACCCGCGTCGAGGGGGCCTGGCAGGGTCGTGGAGGCCCGACGGGCGAGGCGTTCAGGCTCGGTGTGACGAAGCCGGACGCGCTGAACACCGGAGCGCGCGCTGCGTCGACCGCGACGTACGGGGCTCCGGGCAGTCCGTACACGCTCGAGATCACGACCCCGGGGGTGTACGCGCCGGTGACGGTGTGGGGGAAGATCCTCGTGCTCGCCAACGACGTGACCCTGCTCCAGCCCCGGGTCTACATGACCGGGACCCCGTCGACGGCCCAGCACGGCATCCTGTTCGACGACCCGAACACGCACGGATGCGTGGTGGACCGGCCCACGGTCACCGTCCCCGACCCCGCGCACCGTCTGAACGAGAACTTCTCGTCCGGCATCCGCGGGCGAGGATTCGACGTGATCCGGCCCGACATCTCGTACACCGTCGACGGGATCCACGCCGTGGGCAAGACCGGCGCGACGGAGACACGCGTCGTCCGCGTGCACGGAGCCTTCCTGCACGACTTCACCGAGCGCGACTCGGTGAGTCAGGGCCGGACGCACAACGACGGCATCCAGTGCTTCGGGTCCGTCGAACTCGAGGTCATCGGGTCGACGATCCACGGCGGCACGACGTCGTGCATCATCCTCAACTACGCCACGAGCGCCGGGTACGGACCCGTGAAGATCGAGGACAACTGGCTGCACGGAGACCCCGACCGCGGCGCGACGATCAACATCTCGACGTCGGGGGAGCCGATCCCGTACCTGTCCGTGCTCCGCAACCGCATCGACCGGGACGGCCACGACTCGGGTCAGATCAGCGTGCAGACACCACACCGCGTCCCTGCATTCTTCGGGGCGACGTCTGGAACCACCAACGGGACCCTCGCCGACTGGGTCTACGGTCTCAACAGCAACACGTACATGGACGACGGGTCCGTGGCGCGAATCCAGGCGGGGTGAGTCGTGGGTACTTTCGCACAGAACTTCGAGGGCTTCAGCGCAGGGGCGGTCCTGACGTCAGGCGCGAGCGGCGGGCAGTCGCCCATCGCCAACGTCCAGGGCACCGTGACCGTGAGCGACACCACACCCCTCACGGGAGACAAGTCCGCGGAGGTCACGCTCACCACGGGCACGCAGTACATGCGTTTCGACAACGCGGGAGCCACCGGCCGGACGGGCATCCTCTTCAAGTTCCGGTACCCCGGTACCCCTGCCATCTCTGCCTCGCTGTTCTCGGGCCGGAACAACGACAGCACCGAGGTCGGTGTCTTCGGCGCGCAGGTGTTCACGACCGGTGTGATCCAGATCATCCGGACCAACTCGGGCTCCGTGATCACGGAGAGCCGGTGCCCCACCGGGCTGCTCGTGCCCGGGAACGACTACTGGCTGTCTGCGTTCTACCTGCCGGGTGGGTCCGCGACCACCGCCCGGCTCGGGTACCGGCTGTACGCCGCCGACGGCAGCACGGTCCTGCACGAGTGGGCACCCGCGACGGACTACGACGTCGGCATCACAGGGTCGGCCACTCGGTACCGGCTGGGCCTCATGCTCTCCACGCAGTGGGTTTCGTCGGTGTTCAAGGTCGACGAGGTGTACGGCGGCGACCTGGCCTCGGGCGCGTGGTGGACCCCACCCACGGTCGACCCCACGCTGACCGTCACCGCCACCGACTCGTACACGTACGACGCTCGCACCTCCACCTCTGGCGGTGGCGGCTCGCTGACGTACTCGGTCTCCTACCTCTCGGGGGCCAACCACTTGTCGGAGATCCTCGAGCCGATCGACGGCCTGTTCATCATCCCGAAGGACACCACCACGAGTTCGGCATACCGCATCACGGTCACGGAGGGGCTCCGCACCGACACCCAGGACGTCACCGTTCCCTCCGCGGTCGCGCCGGTGTTCGTCCCAGACAGCATCCGGCGGCGCATCCGCGTCGGTGGATCCTGGCTGTAGGCTAGACCCCGTCAACCGAGATCAGGAGGCGCATCGTGCCCATCGTGTTCACCGAGGCAGCCGGTCAGGTGCGCCTCCTGATCTCGGACATCAAGGAGAGCAACTACGTCTTCAGCGACGAGGAGATCGCGGGCTACCTCGCCGGGTACGGCGTGCTGGCGAACGGTGCGGTCGCGCCGCGCGGCCCGATCCTCCGAGCCGCTGCTGACGCCCTCGACGCGATCGCCACCAGCGAGGCGCTGGTCTCCAAGGTCATGCAGACCGTGGACGGCCTCCAGACGGACGGTGCGAAGGTCGCGAACTCCCTGCGCACGCGGGCCGACTCGCTTCGTCGCCAGGCGGAGGGGGAGCCTGAGGCCCCTGACGCGCCCCCTGACGCGTACTTCGGTGTCGCCCCGTTCTGCCCCTCTCCGCCTTCCTACGAGGCCGCTTCGAGGGAACTCTGGTGAGCCCGCTCCCGAGCACCCGGGTCGTCCACCCGCTGTGGGGCGACCACCACGGCGCGGTCAGCGACGCGGCCATGAACGCCACGATCCGGATCATCCGGGGGTCCACCACCGACTGGACCCCCGAAGACGGTCCCATCGCAGGCTTCGACAACGTGGTCTACACGGGCACGGCGCGGGTGTCGTACGACCTGGACCGACCCTTCACCAAGGACAACGCCGACCAGGTGACGACCACCGCTGTGATCCTCGTGGCTCTGCCTCGCAGCGCGGTGCTCTCTGAGCTCCCCGACTCGGGTATGACGGTGAAGGTGGACGCGGTCGACCAGAACGGCCTGTCGGAGTTCGCCACCGCCACGCTCCGCATCCTGAAGACCCGGCACTCGGGCCTCTCGTTCGGCATCGTGATGGACTGCGTCGAGATGGTGGGGAGGACGAACGGCTGATGCCCGGCTTCGACGAGATGTACCGCTTCTCAGCCCGCCTCCGTGACTTCCCCGTGGAGGCGCGCCCACTCATCAAGTCTCTCATGGACGTGGCGGGGCAGGAGGGGGAGGACCTCTCCAAGCGCCTCGTGCCTGTCCGCTCCGGCGACCTCCAGCGGTCGATCGCGTACCGCAACACGACCGACCGGGGCTGGACGTTCCTCATGACGGCCGAGGCGACCATGGACTACGCCACGTTCGTGGAGTACGGCACCAGTCGGATGGGTCCGCGACCCTTCATGGAGCCGGGCGTGCAGCACGCCGCTGACGAGATCGAGCACCTGCTGGGCATCATGGTGGAGGAGTACCTGTGAGCGACCTGGTCACGGCGGACATCGTCGCCGCTATCGACGCCCGGCTCGCTGCCGAGGCCCCGAAGGTGAAGGTCTACCACGGCTTTGTGCCTGAGGACCACCCCTCCGATGACGTGCAGCGGGCCTTCCCGTACGCCGTGCTCTGGGGCACGGCGGGCATGAGCGACCAACTCGCGGAAGACCTCAGCGGCGACACGGACGGCTCGAGCATCTCTGAGACGCACATCACCGTCGCCAGCGGCCACCCCGACTGGACCCTCCGCGCGGCAGGCGCGGTGCGGAAGGCGCTGGACCACTGGCAGCCTCTCCCCTCCATGGAGAGGCTGCGGGACAGCCAGACATGGGCACCCGTCCTCCTGGACACCGAGGTGCTCCCGAACCGCTGGTTCGTCCTGCTAGTATTTCGTGCAGCGTACATCTAGGGAGATGATGATGGCGAAGGTCAAGGCATACCGCAAGGACACCGGCGAGATCGTCCGGGTCCCCGAGCACTTCCTGGACCACCCGGTCCTGGGTGCCCCGTTCCGCAAGACGCCGTCGCAGAAGAGCCGCGACCTGGCGAAGGAGGCGGAGGCCGAGGCCGCCGCCGAGCAGGCGGCGCTCGCTGCCCTCCACCCGTCCACCGAGAGTGCAGCCTCGGAGGCGAACCCCAAGCCCAAGTCCACCCGCGCGTCGGCGAACGTCGGCGACGCCAACCAGGAGGCCTGATATGCCGAAGACCCTGGCCGACGCGCGCACGCGTCTCGCCATCCTCACCACGAAGCCTGCCAGCCTGACCTCCATCACCGTGACGGAGCTCACCGCTGGCATCGACGCCTCGTGCCGCATCCTGAAGTCCGACTACCGCCTCAGCCCCACGGCCTCGGACACCGTCGCCGACACCGAGCTCTGCTCGGAGGGCAACGCGGTCACGTTCGGCGCCTCGAACTACGAGGGCTCCGTCACGCCGTTCTGGTACCTCGACGAGGACGGCCAGTCCGAGACCACGGAGGACGTGGTCTACCAGGCGCTCAAGGAGAAGGGCACCGAGCTCTGGTTCGTCGAGCGCGAGGGTCCGCGCTACGACGAGCCGTTCGCGGCCGGCGACGCGATCGAGGTGTACGAGGTCGTCACCGACAACCCGCAGAAGCCCTCGGACCGCGCGGGCTACATCAAGCGCGTCGTCCCGCTGGGCGTCCAGCGGGCGGAGCTCAACGCGGTGGTCGCCGCCCCCTGATCGCCCGCGATCCGGTAGCATGACCCCTGTCGGGGCTGGTTCTTCCGAGCCAGCCCCGACAGCCGTTCGATCACTCTAGCGGGAGAGGGACAAGATGTCCACCGAGTACGAACTGAACCAGACCCCCATCGAGGACTGGATCGAGCAGGGAGTGTCGTTCCTCCAGGCGAACGTCACGCTCTACCGGAACCCCTCCATCTACGCCGAGTACCAGCCGGTGCTCGAGCAGATCCGGTCGCTGGAGGCGGAGCTCGCCCCGAAGCGCAAGCCGAAGAGGGAGGCGTCGCTGGAGGAGACTCTCGGCGACGACCCCCGCGAGGAGTCGCTGGGCGAGGACGACCTCACCATCGAGATGCACGGACGGCTCGAGGAGCTCTACGGCAAGGCCGAGGTCCTGTGGAAGCAGTACTCCGAGGACGTGGAGGTCTGGACGCTGCGCCGCCTCGACGAGCAGGAGGTGCAGAACATCCAGAAGAACATGGACCTCGTCATGCCGACCCAGCCGAACAAGCCGGGGACCAAGCCGTCGAAGCAGATGCAGGCGGCCTACGTCCGCAAGTTCGAGAACTTCATTGAGACCATGCGGGAGTACTCCGAGGAGCTCAACATCCGGTGCCTCCAGATCGCGGTGCTCAAGGTCGTGGTGAAGGGTGAGGAGAAGCCCGCTCCCAGCCTCGAGGGTCTCCGCCGGCTCAGGGCGCGGCCGGGTGGCGCGAACCACATCCGGGAGCTCATCGCCGCGCTGGAGTCCCTGACCTCGGAGGGCGTGAACATCATGGCCCCACATCGCTCGGGGGCTGGAGCGTAGCCCCGGGATCCGACTGGCCCTCCGCACCGCTCGCTCCTGGGGCGTAGAGCCTGAGGTCTACCTGGGCAAGAAGAAGCCCAA